ACTCCCTTCGCGGCCTGATCAGCAACGTATTTGTCAAAAGCGGCGTTGCGATTTGGATCAGACGCCGCCTGAATGCGCTGCTGCATCAGGGCGGCACTTGCCTGCAGTTCTGCAATCTGTTCTGGCGTAAGCATCGGAGGGCTGTAGGGCGCTGGCCCCGGCGCAGCAGTCAGACCGCCGGTTGGCTGCGCCATCGGCTGCATCGCAGCGGAGAGGCCGCCCATCAGATCGTTTTCGTACTCCATCAGCCCTGTCCCTCAAGCATCGGGTAGACCCGCATCGCCCACTCGCGCCAGTCATCGAATTGGTACGGATCTGGCGCGGCGCGTGTTGAAAACGGCGACGCCTTCAAAAAGCCCGTGGCCCAATCTTGCCAGTCGTTCTCGTCGTCAAGCCGACCAAACGCCCACGCATCGCCAACCGACAGTATAACGCTATCGGCCCAATCAATCAAACCCATGCCGCGCGGATCGATCACCCGATCACCGTGGCATCGCCGGGCTGGATGTGCGCCAGCACCAAGCCCATCTGATAGTCGCCGCCGATGGCGTTGCTCTCGAAGCGGAAGCGCAGCTCGCGGCGCTGCGTCTTGAAGTACACGACCTGATCCTGCGGCGTCGGCGGCGTCTCGTAGATGGTGTGCGGCTCCGTTGTCACCTCGGGCGATCGCGCGTTGGCGCGGCCGGTCACCTGCATGGTCATGTCGCCGCTCTGCACGAAGTCGGGCTCGACCATCAGCACCTGCAGCGCCTTGTTCTCTTGGCTCGTCACCGGCAGCGACATGTCAGCCGTCTCGAAGAAGCTCAGCACGGGCTGGATGTTCAGGCCGTCGATATCGTCCACGCCCACCTCATGCACCCACAGGCGATACTGATCATCGCCGCTGTCTTCCGTGACGCGCACGTCTCCACCCGTCTCCGTGATGCGCGTGTCGCTGGCCTCAGTGACGCGGATTTCTTCTGCCGCTGCAGTCGGCACCACGCCCGTCATCAGCGGCTTGGGGAAGACCGTGGGGGACACGGCTGCGCTGCGGCCGCTGTTGGGCAACTCACAGTCGTACCACGTATTCTCGCGCACGTTGTAAATGACGGCGTGCGACGGCTCGATCGCCTCGCCGCGCGGGTAGCACCACCAGATCTCGCCGTAGCGCGGCACCTTCATCGCAAACACCTTCTGGCGCTGCGACTGGTTGAGGCCCTCGAAGAAGTAGTTCAGGTTGAGGTTGTTCGGCACCTCGCGCACGACGCCGTTGAACATCAGGAAGCGGTCGGTGCCGCACCAGTAGAAGATGCCGTCGTACTCGATGACGGTGTTCGCGCCGAGGATTGAGGTTTGCGTGCTGATCGTGTCGAACTGGAACACGGGCGCGCCGCCCACGAACGAGGCGCGCACCAGCGCGTCAGCCGACCAGAACAGGCCGGACGGGGAGTTGCCCGGCCCGCCACGCAGGGCGATGCCGCGCACGATCTTCTGCGAGGCGATGTTCGCCGCGCCAGAGCCGAGGCTGGTGTAGTCCGTGGGATCGCCCGCCACCGAAAACGCCACGTAGCCGTCGTTGCCGAAGATGAACGTGTAGGGGTGGAAGACGGCGACGCCCCCGGTGGCGCTGTAGCCGACCGGCAGATTGGTGATTGGCTGCAGCGGCGCGGTGCCGAACAGATCCCCGAAGAAAAGCTGGCCGCCATCCGCGTTGCAGATGCACTCAAGGTTCGGTGCGACCTGCGCGACAAGCTGCAGGCCGCCGAGGCCCGGCGCGGCGATGGCGTCGAACTGCCACATATTGTTTGGATCGGCCGCCAGCGTTGCCGGCGTCCGGTTGGTGATGACGGACGTGTTGAAGCTGTTGTCGATGTAAAAGCGCTCGACGAGGTTGGCCGAGCCGCTGTGGACGTAGGTCAGGCTGTTTTGCGTGAACTCGTGCAGCGCGCGGCTGACCTCGCGCAGATACTTGCTGATCGCGCGATAGCCGCCGATCTTACGCGGCAGGCCGCGCTGAAAGCGCACCCACTGCCCATCGACGTAGTTATCGCCCTCGAACTTCGTGCCGTCGCGCTTGATGCCCGGCTGCGAACGTATCTGGACGACGGGCATTTAGAAGGTGCCGCCGTTGACGGTGCCTGCCGGAGCCACACCCAGAGCCGTCCACGCATCGTTCTGTGTCGCGGCGGTGAACACGCCGATGCCCACCGTGGTGCCGCCCAGATTGATCAGCGCGCCGCCCGCCGTGGTGGAGCCGGTGCCCCCGTCGCCAACGGCGATCGGCACAGCGATACCCGCCGTTTCGGCGTTCACGACGTTGTTACCGTCGCAGTACAGGATGGCGCGGCTGCCGCGAGCGACAAAGATGCCGGGCGACTGCGTGTTCGTCCTGACGCGCAGGGTGAAGGAGCCGCCCGTCGTGTTGTTCGACACCCAGTATTGCTGGGTGGTCTTCGGCACGATGATGTCGATGTTGCCGACAATCGCGCCCGTAAACTCGTAGGCGATGCGGTTCAGCTCCGCGCCCGACAGGGTGTAGTTGCCGCTCAGGCCCCCGAGGTTGATCGACGTGTAGTCGAAGGCGAACACCGCGCTCTGGCCGAGGCCCAGCGTGTACCAACTGGTGCCGTCCGTGACCGCCGTGGCGCTGTCGCCGGGCACAAGCGTCAGGGACGCCGCACCGTTGATCGTCTCAAGGCCCTGCGGGTCGATGACGAGGTTGCCCGCGCCGCCGTTGCGGACGGCGATGAACCAGTCAGCGCCGACCGAGGACGCGGTGGGCAGCGTCAGCGTGCCGAGGCCGCCCGTCCAGACGAGCATCTTGGCGCGATCGGGCACACCGGCAGTGTAGTTGCTGTTGAAGAGCGTGACGGGCGTGGACTGCGACAGCGTCGAGCCGGTCGCCGTCAGGCCGAAGCCGGCCAGCGCCGAGGCCTGCGCCTGTGCCGTGGACGCGCCGTAGCGGAACGTGCGCCACGTGCCGGCGGCGGTGGTGTTGTCGGTCAGGTAGATTTGCCACTGCTCGCCCTGCCCGATGGATAGGAGCGTGCCGCCCACGCTGTTCTTGACGGTGATGGTGGACGGGCCGAGGTTGTTGAAGAGGATCGTCTGGCCGCTGCCCGTCTCGTTGGCCGGCGGCAGGCTGATCGCGTACGCGCCGGTGGGCGTCACGTCGATGATGCGCGCCGCCGGGCGCAGGAGCGTGTTGCTCTCCAGCGGCCAGTCCAGCGCCGTGTCGGCCGTCAGCGCAAGAGCCAGATACGACACATCCGAGGGGTAGATGGTCGTGCCGCCGAAGATCTGGGTGTAGGTGTTCGTCATTATGCCTCTTTCCGAACCGCCGAACGGTCAAGGATTTTGGCGAGATCCTCGCCGTTAAGCATCGCGGCCGCGCGATCATACATGTTCTGCCAGACGGGGATGCGCTCGTCGTTCTTCAGGAACGGCGTGGCCTCGAGCAGCGTGCCGTACAGCAAGAGCTGCGGCGCGTACTCACTCAGCCAGTTGGTCTGCACGGCGTCGTCCAGCAGCGGCGGCAGTTCGTAGTACAGCACCTCGAACGGATAGGCCGCGTCGGGCGTTGGCGCGATCAGCCAGTGGCTGTAGTCGTAGTCGCTGTAGAAGATCGGCTGTTGGGTCGCGGTGCGATCCGGCCAGTAGCTGAGCAGATACTCGTAGGCGCGGGAGAACAGCACCTTGCGCGTGTTGTTGTTTGCGCCGGTGCCGATGTTGATGCTCACCGTGTCGCGCCAGCGGTCGGGCTTGTCGTACACCGCCACGCCGGCCTGCAGCGTGCCGCTGACGACGTTGATGAAGCCTTGGATCTTGAGCTCGCGCGCGATGCGCCGCTCAGCCAGATTGATCAGGCGCGGGATTTGCTCAAAAACGACGGGGTCGGACGCGTAGGTCGTGCCGCGCTCAAGATAGCGCCGCACGTCCTGCTGGAGCGTCGTGAAGGTCATCGTCGTGGCCATGGGATGTCCTTATATCACTTTTGCGGCAATTGACTAGCTTCGCGCCACGCCTCGATGGTCAGCCGGTGTTTCTCCGCGCAGTCATTCCTCCGCTCGATCAGGTCTTTTTCCCACAGCAGCCGGGCTGGGTCGAGGAAGGGCTTGGGCGGGTTGTTTAACTGGGAACACGGGCTCGCCAGATTGGCCGGCGGCGGCTTCAGTGTCTGGATTACCGATGACTTCGAGGAGCACCCGGACAGCGTCGTCAGGAGGAGCGCAACTGGCAGCAGCGGCAGGCACCGTGTGGTAAATCTCACGAATGGTGTTAGTCCGCTCGACGGAGCGCACATCGGCAGCGGCGCGTGTTTCTTCATATTCTGCGGCCTTTTTGTCGAGGATGATGTCGGCTTTGGCACGTTGCTTTCCCGCCTTTTCCAGAGCCTTTGCATACGCCGCGTCACACTGCCAGTCGCGGACTTTGTACCCTGCGACTGCGCCGACAAGGAGAGCGCCTGCCGCCGCGTAAAGCATGATCGGGTTGGGGATCATGCCAGCCACCCGGCGAACTTCTTCGTCTTCAGCTTGCGGTCATCGAGGCCGTGCGTGCCGCCGTTGATGCGCTTGGTCAGCGCGAGGATGGCGGCGTCGTTGATGCCTTGGTCGCAGATCGACCAGAGCCTGTTCTTGTCGAAGAACCACAGGGCACTCTCGAAGCAGAGTTCGCCCGCGACCAGATCGGGGTTCGCCACCACGTCCGGCCGCTTGACGTAGTCGGAGAAGGCCTGATAGTTCGCCTTGCCCGTCAACTGGAGCGCGCCGCGTCCACGGTACTTCCACCCGTCCCCGGACGCCTCGACGCCGTTGCCCATGCGACCGCCGTAGACGCGGTTGGCAATCTTCTGCGGCTGGCGCTCATAGGCCTTGGCCATGGCGTCGGTCGGGAAATACTTCCCGAAGATGCCGCGCAGGCCCTTCGCGCCGTAGCTCAGGTTCTCACTGAACGCCTTGAAGCCGCCGGTTTCGTGCGCCGTCTGGGCGAAGAAGTGCGCGGCGCGGTTGGGCGACAGCTTGTAGTAGGCGGCGGCAGCCTTGAGCGTGCCGGGGCCAAACGCACCGTCAGCGGTGACGCCGATCTTCTGCTGGAGGTTTGCGAGGCTCATTTGCCTTTGTTCCACAACTCGAACAACGCCTTGATCTTCTCCTCGGCCACGCCGAGGCGAACGTCCATCTTGGCAAGGATGATCGTCAGCGAGATAAACGCCAGAACGACGGGCCAGAGTTGGCCGATCAGTTCAACGGTGGAGAGATTGCCAGTCATTTACGCCCCCGGATTGCGCCAGTCTGGGAAGTCGCTCTCATCAACCACGCCGTCGCCGTTGGCGTCATAGCGCAGGTCGTTGCGATATTTCTCCCACGGAGCCATGTCGTCGTCATCGTCGGCCACAGCGGCAGGCGGCTCAGGCAGCGGCGCAGGCTCAACCGAGGCGGGCTCTTCCGGCTTCACGTCACGCGCGTTGGCGTTGAGGCTCAGGCCGCCCAGCAGGCCGACGAACGCGCCGATGACCATGTTGAACGCAGGGCCGACGATCTCGAAGACCTTGTCGCTGTCCACCACGTTGTTAGGCGCGAACATGCCGATGACCAGCGCGACCACGACGACCAGCACGACGCAGGCCAGCGTGACAACAGCCATGCGGATCGTGAACTCGACCGTGTCCTCGATGCCGTCGCGTGTGCTTTCGAAACGATCCCAGAAGCTCATGTCAGGACACCTTGAACGCGATTGTGGACAGCAGAACAATGATGCCGCCCGCGCAGCCGATCATCACCGCCTCGAGGCGCTTGATCCGCATGATGGTCTCGCG